GGTAAACCATAATGCAGATAAGCCCCCCGCTGCTTAGCCTCACGCAGCACCCATAACTTTATTCTTTAGCCAGGCCCTGTATCACTACAGCGCCTTCTACCCGCGTTACCGCGTTTTATACCAACCGCCGCGCAACCGGCTTAGGTCTATGTGCCCGTAATTAGTTTTCTAATTCGTCTGTTACTTGTAACGCGTCTATCACCTTTGATATGTCCTGTTTAGTTAAATCGTTTGTGCTGTTAATCGTGCGGCCTAAAACATTACAGCAATACGCTTTAAGCTCGTCGCCTTTAATACCTTTACCGTTAGCCAAACCGCGCATCATACCCAGCTGCTTACTAGACGGATAAACCTTTGCAGGGCCTTCCTCTGGGAAGGGTACTTCAACATCATTTATAGGCGTTACAGACGCTAAACGGGCTGTAGGTTGCCTGCTTTGCGCTGCTTCTACTTCATCACGGCTAGCAATACTTTTGTTTATAGCAAAACCCATATAACCCAAAGCGCGCCCTAAAGCAGACGTAAAACCTACTTCGTTTTCACTTGTTTTTGTGTACGGGGTACGGCCCGGATAGATTTCGCAGGCTGTAGCTACTGCCGGTATCGGGTCGTTTGCGTCGCGCCATACCGTAACCGTGCAACGGATAAAGCAAGTTTTGTCTGGCATTTCTATAACTTCACGGTGCGTTTCTTGTATCCGTATATCTGGGTATTTCGCGTGGGCTAACTGTAAACGTGTAGCTACGTCAACGTAATTATCTAAGCTAAAACCCATTACGCAACCGCCTTAACTTGTCTAAACGCTAAAAGTTCGTCAGTAGCTGGCAACATATCTATAGGCCATAACTGGCTTTGTGGCATAAAGAAACAAGGCCAACGGTTTTTAGTATTCCAATTAGTTTTACGTTCGTTACAACGTGCCAGCGTTGAATAACCGCGTAGCGTTGCCTGTTGCGTTAGCTGGTCAATCGTTACAAGTATGTAACGCCCTGGGTTGTCGCCGCCTGGGTTTGTAAGTGTTTTAACTGGGTGCGTAAGTAAATTGCCGTCTGGCCAATAAGTAGTGCGTACTTGATACCCTAGAACGTCGCTTCGTTTTGGGTCGTAACCTAAATAGAACAGGTCATAATTAAAATATTCGGCTACTGCTAATTCACCTAAAACGCCTTTAATGCTTTCTGCATAAACCATTTCATTTGGTAAATCGTATTTGCCTGATTTATGTTTTAATTCTTTAGAAGTTTCGGCCATAGCTTCAACAATTTCAGCAGCCCTATTTAAATGATTTTGCGTTAATTGAATAACCGGCTGACCTAGTTTGTTAAATTGCATTAGCGGCCAGCCTTTCTAAACGTGCGTTTTCGCTTTGTAAATGCTTTACCTGTTCGCGCAAATCTTTTATTACAGTTAACAAATATTGAAGCTCAATAATTGCCGACTTTAAATCTTGCACTAAATCGCCGTCATCAAACGTATATTCACTAGCCCAGTTTTGTAAGTTTCTAATATTTTTATTAGTTACTAACTCGTTTGGGTCGCGTAAAGGTACGTTGCCTTTTGTTATCTGGTTTATGACTTGCGTAAGCGCTTTTAGTTGCGCTTTGTCTGCGTCAAACAATTTTTGCAGGTCGTCGTTTACGTTTTCGTTCATTGTCTCGGTTCTTTCTGTTAGTGGGTTTAACGTACCATATCAAAGCCGTGTACGCAGTAAGTAACAGCGCGATTACAAAGTGTTTTAAATTGACCAGGCGCGCCAACCTTCGCTATAACGGTAAATAGCTAGTGCGCTACGCAAATTAGTTTCTAAATTAAATAATTCGCTGCAGTTTGTAAGTAGGCCGTGCGCTTGTAAATAGCCGTTAGGCCAGTAACGCGAAGGTAAACACCAAAAATAGTTTATTTGCATTACGCCGGCTGAACCGCCGTTAGGGTCGCGCGGGTTAAATGCGTCTGGCTGACACCGGCTTTCACGCTGCGCTACTGCTATTAGTTTGCCTAGTTCGTGGTCTGGCCAGCCTATGTGTTTAGCCATATTAAATACTTGCCCGCATAGGTCAATGGCAGGCGTTACAAGCGTCGTAGACGTCGTAGGCGCTAATATACCTATAGGCGCTTCGTATCCTTCGTAAACGCTTGTAAACGGCGTTTGTAAGTCGCTAGCCGTAGGTGCAGGCGGCGGCTTTAATATAAACAATGAAGTAATCGCTACTAGTGCTGAAATAACAGCTTTGCTCAAAAGGGTCATATACGGCCTAACTTTCTCGGTAAGGGGTTAAACAAACCCTAACCTATGCGCTAAACAGTTTGTGGCATATCCTTAAAAACCTGCTGAAATGCCTGTTTTACTAGGTTTGCGTCGTTAGCCATAGCTGGGGAAATTTCCAAATGAAACCAATCGCCGCCTGACCACTTACCTTTTATCCAAGTACCTCTATCGCATTTCCAACTTCTGTTTTCGTGATAGTCAATAACTAATTCTATTTGTAAAACGTCTGCATTTTCTAACAGCTTGTATATAAACGGCATAGCAATTTTGCGCCCGTCTACTAAACCTTTATCTGTCATTTTACGATAGCTAAAATCTGTAGCCAGCCCGCGCGCGTGATTAGATAACTGGCCGGGCTTTGTCCGAATATCCCTAATTATAAAACTGCCATTATTCCAAAGCGAACCCATAGACCGTTTAACTACTTGCCGTATAAATTCGTCATTACCTTTAAGCGGGCCACTAACTACCGGCGCTTTAGCAGCTGTATACGGTCTAGTCATCTTCGTTTAAATATTCGTTACGTTTGCTTTTAATACCGTTAGACGCAACTAAGCCCGATAATGTGCCGGTTAAAAAAACTACAATAGTTGACATTAAATCTATGAAAGCTGCGTCGTTTGGGCTTTGTTCTATTGGTTGGCTTACGAAAAGTAGGCCGTAGACCATACCTACGACAATGACGCTAAAAACTAAACCTAACAATACGCCTACCGTAACAATTAGGCGCGCGTGTAATTCGTCTGGACTGTATCGGTAGCGTTTCACGGCGTTATCCCGCAACGGTCAGGCACGTTGCAATTATCTAAAACCATATTTTTGACTTTGGACTTGACGGTTAACGTGTTGTCGCGTGTTGTTTCGCAAGCAGTTAACACAATTAGCAAGGCCAAACTAGCCAAATAGTGCGGTGGCTTCATCTGCGGTTAATCCAAGTTTGTCAAGTACGGTTTGACGCGCTGCGGCTTTCGCTTCGGCGGCTTCCGCTTGTGCTTGTGCTTCGGCTTGTGCCGCGTCAATTTGTGCGGCTTCCTCTGCGGTTGCTTTGCGCACTTCGTCATCTATTTGAATTTTGTGTGTCATAAAGTCCTAACTGTTTTTGTATCCAAAAACCCAAATTGTGCCGCCTGTAAATGTTTCGCCCGGTGCTGAAATAGTAAAAGCGGTGTAACTTGTTGCATTGTCTAAATAACCTGCACCTGCTAAACCGAAACCACTTGATCTAATAGATCCATAAGTACATTGCATTGTTGTTCTTTTTGTTGCAAATGGTTGTTGTAATTCAATAACGCTGTTTAGGCCGTCTGTTGTGACTTCGCCAACTGCACTAAAATTAGCGGCGCTGTTATCGTTGTTGCCGCTAAATCCGCCCGAAGAATAAACTGTACGGTTGTAGCCTGCGTAATATCCTGTTGTTGTAGCACCTAATTGAAACCTGATTGAACTGGTTGCTGATGAAACGCCGCCCGACATAATGATTTTGTAATTTTCGTATGTAGCGCTAAAAACATTAGAAACGGTTACTGTTGCAACGCCGCTGCCGATAGTTTGCGCAGTAATTAAAGTTAAACCTGGTGTTGTGCCTACCGATTGCCACGCCGCGCCGTCATAGTATTGCGTTGTGTTGCTGTCTTCAAGATACGCAAACTGACCTTCGGCCAAAGTTTTTTCACCTGTGCCACCAAATGCCGCATCTCGCGTTGTTGACGTTGCAAAAACTGGTACGCCCGTATTTATTTGCGTTTGTTGCCCGGCCGTTAAAACTTGCCCGGCTGTAAATGCTGGAACTGCTGTCTGCGCGTTTGCACCCATAATTGTCCTTTACTCTATCCCAAAACGTTTAACGCGTCTAGTATCCCGTAGATAGCGTCGTCTAAAACTAATTCGTAAACGATAGTTGTAGGGCTAGTAAACAGCAATATTTTATGGCCGTCACCAATATTTAGCGTATGTTCTACGCCTTCTATGCTTAGCTCTTGCGCTAGTTCTGTAGTGCCAGCGCCGCTAGTAAACGTTTTTTCTATAGTTATTGTGTCGCCTATATCTATTATGGCTACTGTGTCGCGTTGCGCTGTATTTAACATATTTAAAGCCGTACCTACAGACGTGTAACGCGGTTCTGGTTCGCCTTCAAGTAGGTAGCTGGCCAGTGTTGCAGCTGCTGTGTCGTTATGTAAAAGGCTGTTTGTAATGCTTTGGGTTTGTATAAAATATTTGGCTTGGCTGGCTGCGTCGTCTGCTACTTGCGGGTTATTGCTACCTAAAATTTGAACTACTGCACGGTTAACTACTTGGTCAGCTTCAAAAGATATGCCTAAAGAATTAAATTTTATTTCTGTGCCGTCGTCGTGAAAGTCTGCTACAGACCCGCTAAGCGTATTTCCTACACGCGGTTGAAACGTTAGTAACCCGTCGCGCGACATAAATAAGCGGCCCTGCTCAGCTTCGTTTATATTTGTGCAATAACTTAAAACGTTTGTACCTTGGCTAATAGTAAAGGCTGCAGCGCCGCCTAACGTTTGCGTACCCGTAGTGATAGCGCGCTGGGTTATCGGAAAGTTAACTTCTGGTAAATCTAAAATGGCTGTAAGCCGGGCGCTAGTTAATTCTTCGCTTACGTTAAATTCATCTAAAACGGTTTGGCTTAATAAATAAAAATCGTCTGCACAAAAAACCGTTACCGTATCTATTCCACCTAAAGCAAAATTGTAATCATAATTAACTATGTAGCCTTTAAAAAGATATTCGGCGTTATTTAAATCGTCATATCGGACTAGCTCAACTTTACGCATAGGCGCTAAACCTGGTTGCGCTGTAGTTGCGTCAAAATACGGGCTAAGTTCATCAAACGGGTTAAAAATTCCGCTTGTATCGCTAAGCGTAAACGTCATAGTGCCAGTACCAAACTGGTCGCCCTGGTCGCGTCTGCCGCGCCTAACGTTAACGCCTACGCAACCTTCTAAAACGCCTGCAAAATTAGTAGTGCCGTCTAAAACATATTGCGTATTATTTAAAACGCCTTGCGGGTTTGCGTCTAAGAGAAATGCGTCTTGTTTAAAACCTGTATCTATAAACAGTTCGTAATTACCTGAACCTACAACAGCTACCCCAGCCATTACGAAATTGCTAACTGCGAAGGCCCAGCCAAACGGTTATAGGCAAGCATTGCGTTATTGACCGCTACCGCTGTTTCTGCAGTAGTAGCCAAACCGCCCGTAACGTTAATAGTTACGTTACCTAACGGCCTGCCTTTATCTGTAGGCGCACCTATTGGCGCAAACGTCGGCATACTTGGACCTGTAAGGCCCGGCGTGCTGCTAATAGCGTCGCCAAAACCTGCGCTAATGCCTTTGACGTCAGCCAAATTTATATTCTTTTTACCTAACTTGGTTTGCGCTATCGCCATAGCCGCCTCAACGCCTGCTAAATATTGTTGCGCGTTAGAAACGCCTGCCGCATAAAATTTGCTTGCCGACAAATTAGCAATACTTTCAGCTATTGCGTTAGTTTCGGCTACAAGTTTGTTAGCCCGCAAAACGTTTTCGCTGGACTGTAAAAGCTCTTTAGCAATAGCCGCGCCGCTATCTATGCCAGCGTCTATAACTTGCTGTAACGCTTCTTGAGATAAACCACTAGCTAACAGCTGTTCTACTAAACCCGCAAATTCTTTAGCTTTATCGGCTTGTTTTTGTAGCGCAGTAAAAAACGTTAAACCTGCGTCTTCGCCGCCTTCTTCAAAAGCTGCACCAAAATTTAAAGCACCTGTAATAACGTCGCTAACCGATTTATAAAAATCGTTAAACGCGTCTTGGGCTTTTTTAAGTCGGTCTTTAGCAGCGTCTAAAGCGTTGCCCATTTCTTTATTTAAAGCTTCTGAAGCTTCTTTAACGGCTTCAGTTACTTTATTTATTGCACCTTTACCGCCGCCGCCTTTGCCGCCGCCTTCGCCGCCCCCAGCTAGCCCTTCTAATTTAGGCACAACGCCTTCAATAGCTTTACCAAAACCTTCGTAAGCCTGGTTAGTTTCTACAATAGTTTTATTTTGATTAGCTAAAGCGCTTTGCGCGTTATTAACGTTAATTAAAAGCTGGTCAAAAAAGTTATTACTATCTTCTTGAATTTTGCGCGTAAATTGTGCAACGCCTGCCGCTGCTATTGTTTTACCAAAATCGCCTAACGCGCCTTTTAAATCACCTTTAAAAAACTTAACAGCTGTAGAAACAGCTTTAAAAGCTTCATAAGTAATTGCTGCAGTTCTAACTACTTCAAGTAACGCGTTTACAGCCTGTTTAGACCCTGCAATAACTGCCGGACCAAACCCGCCCATAACAGAAATAGCGTCGGTCAAACTCTTACTAACGCCCTTACCGCCCGTTAAACCACTAACAAAACGGTCTAACGCTGGCACTATGTAATCGTTAGTAAACGCAACTATTTTTTGAAACGCTGGCAATAATGCTTCGCCTATTTTTATTTTAACGTTCTCAATTTGTGCGCTTAAAATTCTTTGCTGATTAGCTAAACCGTCTGAAGTTCTAGCAAAGTCGCCTTGCGCGTCGCCTGTTTGTTCGTAAATAACTTTCTGTGCAGCTAAGATTTTTTGTTGCGCTGTTAACGCACCACTTCCGCTATATATGCCCAATTCCATAGCAGCGCTTTTAAGTGTTGCGTCGTTAAGCAATACGCCAAATTTGCGTAACGGTTCGGCTTCGCCGCGTAGCGCTGAACCAATAGCGTTAATAGCTTCGTCTGGGGTTGTGTTATTAAACGACGCTAAATCTGCTGACAACGTAATAAAATCAGTTGTAAACGTCGCTAACTCTTCGCCCGCTATACCTGCCGCTTTACCAAATGTGCCGAAAGTACCAGCAGCCGCTAAAACTTGGTTTTGACTTTGCCCAATATCCCTAGCGGCCGTCTTACTAAAATCTGTAATAGCTTTGCCAGCCTGACCAAAAATAACGCCGATTTTGCTAGTGTTTTCTTGTAAATCGCTGGCCGCTTGAATAGCTGGGTAAAGGCCTTTAGTAAACGCCAAAACTGAACCAGTAACAGCAATAAGGCCAGGCACTACAGAAGCCTTTAAAATACTGCCTACTTTGCCAGCTGAACCGCTTAAACCGCCTAAGGCTTTTTCTGCAGCGTTTAAACCCTTAGGGTCAAACGTG